AAGCAAACTAAACCTATGGGAGCTTTGATGATAGAGTCTGGCTATTCAAAGAGTTTTTCTAAAACTCCTAGACAGGTTACACGAAGCGAAGCTTTTAAGAAGTTATTGTCAAAATCTGGTGTAACTGACAATAAACTAACAATCAAGATCAAAGAAGGACTAGACGCCACAAAAGTCATTTCATGTAATGTGATAGCACAAGACAGCGAAGGGATGAAAGATGCTGATAGTATGACAAAGGATTTTGTTGATGTTGAGGATTATGCGACACGTCACAAATATCTTGTGACTGCGCTTGAGTTGAAAGGATTGATTGCTCGCAATGGATTCAATCTTCACATTGGTGACAAGAATTTGAATGTAACTAACAATAAGATATTGATACATCGCTCGCCTAACCATCGACCTCTTAAGAATGTCATTGATGTCAAAGTAAAGGGGAAGGATAATGGAAAATAAACTAAGGGAAGAATTAGCAGAGAAAATATATTTATGGTTAAACACCAATGGAAAAATTATTCACCCTCTGTATAAAGAAGATGTGTTTGGGCATGACATGACGATTGATGCAGATAAGGTTAAGTATGCTTTAGCAGATTTTATAACTTCCCCCTCATGCCTTAAACTCTTGGCTCATTTGTATGAGGTTAATCATATCGAGTTTTCAAAATTATTGATTAAACTTTTCAAAATTAGAAAAGAAAAAGGTTACGTTGATCCATTTGATGTTTCTAAGGCCCTAACCCAATCAAGCATAATAAAAGTCAAGGATTCTCAGGATGAAACTTAAACCTTGTCCGTTTTGTGGAAGTAAAGCAATAAGCCATGAGTATACTAAAAGAAGATTTGTCATTTATTGTAATGGACAATATTGCCAGGCAGAACAAGAATGGAAAACTTTACAGGAAGCCATCAAAGCATGGAACACAAGGAAGGATTCTCAGGATGGATAAGAAACCTTAAGAAGCTGAATCCAAGTGCACCTCTAGAACAATGGCGTAAGCCAAATGGAGGACGGCACAAGTGGGTACAGAGACTAGAGTGGCTATAGACATATCTTCTAGGAACGCAGTAGACGAGCCTGCAAAATCATAGTGGAGGGTTAAATTGAGAATTGTATGGCGAGGCTGGGCGTGGTTGTTTAGAAGTGATTGGTATTCATTAGTAAGGTGGAAAGAAAATAGAATTATTGATTGCGGTTGTTTTTCAATCATAGTGGAGGGGTGAAGGATGGATAAGCCAAAGAGTATGGAAAAAATTATACATAATAAATTAAAGTCTCTTGAACGGAATAGTCCGGCAGGAAAGGTTATATTCTATAATTTATATACATCAAAGATAGTAGATAAAGCCCTCAAATCCGAAGGCTACATCCACAAGTCGTTTGCATTGGATGAGGAGAAGGTACTTCAAGTAATTCACAATAGCAGATTATATAACATGGCTAAAAGGCAGGCGGAACAAGATCCCAAATGTGATCTTTGGTACACTTTTGAACGTGGTATTTGTCTTGAACTGGCTCAGGCCATCTGCTCAAACCCACCGATTAAGCAGGAGAACAAATGAATTATACTACTTTATTTGAAATACAATGGGATGATAGTTATAACGATCCTGATTATGGTATTCCTGGGACAATGGAAAAATGGCTTAACAATAGAAGCAAAGAAGATATTGACAGATTAGCAAAATTATTACATTGGCTTGCGGAACAAATGAGCAAAAGAGAAACGCCATTTAGAGATAGTTTAATGGATGGGATTAAGCAGGAGGAAGACTAATTATGTATCTTTTATTTGTTATACTAGGTTTTCTTTTTGGTTGGAAATTCTGTATTTTATATAAGTTTCCTAACCAGAAACAGGAGGAAGAAGATGGGAAAGTATGATGATAAAATAGATATTTTATTTCAAAGCACTCAAAAAGTTGACGATAAAGCAAGGCCTTTTTATCTTATTGTACATGTTTTATGGCATATAGCCAACGAACTTGCAGAGATTAATGAAAAGAATAAAGTTGCGATTAAGGGATGATCAATCGTTTATGTTGATGCTACTTTTTTGTTTTATATTAAGTTGTAATTTAGAATTAAAATATTCGGAAGGAATAGCGAGCGGAGTATATAGAAAGATATTTAAACATTCGACAGATGAAAATTCTTGGGAAACAAAATTAAAGTATTTCTTATCAGGTGCAATTCCATGCGCATTACGTGGAAAGAATAATTTAGGATGTACATATTAAAATGAAAAGAGAGTACCCTAAAGATTGGTGGGATATATTTGGATGGTATAGGGTCAAGGGGTATGACTTCATAAAAGATAAAACAAAAAGAGATCCTCCAACAAGCTGGTGGGATATATATGCGAATCCTGAGATGAGAGGATATAGTTGGGAAGAAATACTTGAAGCAACAGGATATGATGAGGAAACAATATATAATGCAAAGTTAGATGCAAATACAAAGATATCACAAACTAGATATCTTTTGGGTTGTACATTAACTATTTTAAGTATTTACTTTCTATTTTATGTAGGAATATGGTCAATATTTATTGGTGGGATTTTACGTATCATAGAGGCTTTTCAAAACCATAGTTTAACTGTAATACTATTGGCATGGAGTTTAATAAAGATTTTTGTTTCTAGTTTGGTTAATTATGTTTTATTTATATGTTTGGTTGTTAGTGGGGGTTGGTTAGTTGGAACGTATGAGATAGACTATGGTCCTCGTCTTACAAGGAGAAAATTTAAAAGTATAAATGGGTTAGGATATTATTGGACTTAAACAAGAAAGGAGCAGTAAAATGAAAAAGTTAATCTTAGCAGTTGCAGTATTGGCTTTCTTAGCTATGGGAACAATCCCTGTTTTAGCTGAGACTGTCCATAACACGTTTGGTGCAAAGTTTGATGTACCCAATGTAATCGGTATTCCTCAAATATCAAATGATCTTCATATTGGTTTTGAGGGAGGGAAGAATTTAGGTACAGACATGTTCTTCGATAGTCTTGATTATTCAGAAGATGATTTGGGTTACTTTGGATATGTTAAAGTGACTTATGATGGATGCTGGTTGAATTGTCCGAAAGGAGAATGATTTTCTCCCACAAGAGAAAGAGAGGATCGAGCGTAGGCTATGATTTCGGAGACTATCGCGATTCAAAAACTAGGGTCTCTTCGATTATTCAGGTGACGCAATGTCAGAAAAGTAAAAAAGGGTTCAAAAGTATCATCTTTTGAAAAAACCATTGAAATTACTGGCGGAAGAACTCCTGACGATCCTCTGTTTTTATTATGAATAAACTAGCTGGATTTTATCAATCACAAGTTTATATTAATTATTGGTATGCGCGTGTAAGAAGATGGCAAGAGCGTATTTACATTTTCAGGTCTAAAAAATATTGTAAGACTTTTATGCCTTATATTATTTTTATAAGAAGAAATGGACTTTATTGTGCAAGCCTCAACTAACAAATTTAAATCAGGATATTCAGAGATCATGTCTGGGCCGGATATGAAAGCAATAAATCCGAAAACTAATAAGTGGTGGCGAAAGATAACTAAAACAAAAGGCAAAATCAATAAAAAGATGATGCTTAAAGACATGGAAAAATTATATGCCTCTGCCAGGAAATGACATTGACGAACCCAAAGTACAAGACTTCCACCTCAAAGACTTTCAAGACAATTTTATATACTCTCAAGCGGAACATCCTGCAATGGTTTCAGCATGGGGGACAGGAAAATCGATGGGCTTAATCTTTCGTGGCATGATCTACAGCGAAGAAATACCTAGCAATTTAGGTGTTGTACTACGTAAACAACGAAAAGATCTTGAGGATAGTACGATTCTTGATTATGAGAAATACACTGGCCGAACTGTTCATAAAGAAAGAATGGATGACGTTTTGCCTAATAAATCAAGGATTCTATTTCGTCATATTGAGGAGTTGATGGGATCAAAGAAACGTAAGGGTGAGAACATTCAGAATATGAATCTTGGTTGGTTTGCTTTTGAGCAAGGTGAGGAATTACCAACAGATAACGAGTTTTTCTTTTTGTTTGGTCGATTAAGACGAAAGGTTGAACCTTCAGATTATTTTAAACGTTTAGGATTAGCTTATCGTAGTGGTTTTCTTGTTGCTAATGTTTATGGGGATAATTGGATAAAAAAACTCTGGAAAACTACGCCTCAAGATCAATTCATAACTTTAGCTGATGGGGCAAAGAAATATATGAAAGACATCTTTGAGTTGCACGAAGCTAATACTTTTGATAATGCAGACAATCTTCCTGAAGATTATTTTACAAAGATGAAGATTTTAAAAGTAAGAAAGCCTGAAATATATAATCGTTATGTAATGAATGATTGGGAAGCTGATATTGAGGCGAAGGTTTTTAAAGGGATAGATAAATGTATCGCAGGTACGTTGATGAAACCTGTACCGTCATATTATTATGTCGGTGGTTCTGATTTAGCAAAGAAACAGGATTGGTTTACTGTATTTGTGATGTGTCGTGAGACTAATCACTTGGTTTATTTTAATAGATTTCGTCGTGAGAGGTGGAGTCTGGTTAAACAACAAATCAATGCGGTATCAAGAATTTACTATCATGCCATGATGAATATAGACTCAACTGGAGTTGGCGATCCTATTCTTGAGGATTTACAAGATGGTGGGACAAGCGTTGATGGTGTTATCTTCACGAATAGGTCAAAGGAACAGCTTATTGATAAATTGATTATTGCAATAGAAATGCGACTGATTACGTTTCCAAACATTCAAATATTGATTGATGAATTAAGAGCGTTTGAGTCAATAGCGTTACCATCTGGTAAGATACGCTATCAAGCGCCGCCTGGATTAACTGACGATTGCGTTATCGGTCTAGCACTGGCCGTTGATCAAATAGACGTTTATCAATCAAGACGTGAGTTACCTGAACCTGTACCGTTTTGGGGTAAAGTAAAAGAAGATTTGGTTTACGAAAAGAATCGTAAGGCTGATTTGAAAGGAACGGAATTGACTGAAGGAATGTATAAGGAGGTTACGGATGACGGGTATCAAGGCGTTTGGTGAAGTCTTAAAAATTTGGAGGATTAAATGAGAGAATATTTTTCCCATGTGACAAGAGGTAATAATGATTTGCGTCTAAAGATTGTGATTGGTTATTTTGAAGGTAAAGATGTGTATATTCTCAGGAACAATCAAATGGTGAAAGTTGATCCATTGGAAGAGCAAGAAGCAACATTAGAATTTACATATCCATTAATGACAAGTGAGCCTGGGTTATTACAATCCTTGGTAGATGGGTTAATTAATTTTGGAGTTAAACCGACTGAACCGTTACCTGATAATAACGAAATGAAATCTGTAAAATATCACTTGGAGGATATGAGAAAACTGGTTTTTGAGGAGGATAAATAATGTTTAAATGCGCCTGTTGTGAAGTCTTAAAAAAAGAAAACGAATATCTCAAACTTTTGATTAACAGTTTACATGAGAAGTTGAATATACCAATGCTTGAGGAGCCTGGACTTAAAGAAGATTACCATGATGATGCGCCACCAGCCATGAACAAAGAAGGATTTGAACCTGCGGAGATACATGATGATTGAGAAACCAAAAACATATTTATCAACAACAATTTGTCCTATTGAAGTGATGAATGTAGAAAGAATACGTTTTTTAGGATTAGCTACAGAAGAGTTTATAGATTTTATTTTTGGTATAAAATTAGAAAAAGATGCTTGGTATAAAGTCGAAGTTAAAATATCTGAGATAAATAAGAATGATTAATTGGACTTTAATGATGTTAGCAATAGCGTTTTTACTTCTTGCAATTCATTTTTATCTTTTTGTTTCTAAATAAAGTTTATAAAATCCCTTTACAAATCGCATAAAATATGCTTACAATGAATCGTTGATGCCCAAAGTGCAAATTAGAAGAAGGATAAGAGATGCTCGTAAATTAATATTTAAAAATATTGTTGAATCTGCATTTTTAATTTCAAGAACACCAAAAGGTGCATGGGTAGAATTATCGAACGGAGATCAGATACATCGAAAAAATAAAGATATAATTTAATAATTAGGCGGAGACTAAGTCTATGAGGCCATTAAGGGAATAAAATTCCTTGATGGCTTTTTTTGTTTTAACCTACCAATAGGAGTCCTACCATTGCCTGACGAAGAAAAAACTAAGAAGCCAACGGCTATTGAGAAAACGGAGAATCAAGTCAAGATTAATAAGACGCTTGAGAAACTTCGTACAATTCAAAACAATCGTACGGCTCTTGAAAAACAGTGGCAAGTTAATGCGGCGTATCTTTATGGCCATCAACATTTTTCAGTTGAACGTAGAGCGAATAATTTAAGTGATAGAATTTTATTTGCTTTAAACAGATTACAGGATAGCCGTAAACTCCGCAGGGTATCGAATAGAATCCTCGTTAGCTTCCGCAGTCTCTTATCTCGTATGATTTCAAGAAAAGCGCGTATTGTTGTTGATCCTGAAACTCGGATTAAACGTGACGTAGATTCTTCTAAAATATCTGAGGAGGTTCTTGAAGATTTCTGGAAGAGAGTTAATAAAAACAATCCTTATCTTGTCCAAAAAATACCTGGGATGTTGATGGTTCAAAAGTATTTGTATATGTGGATATTAACCTTTGGCAAAGCATGGCTTCATCCGTATTTTAACGAGAAAACAAAATCTAAAACATTAATTAAAGAAGATGAAAATAGTCAGGGAACAATTGTTGAAGCAGAAATTGGTGAAGTAGAAGTTAAAGTCAAATCGCCTATTAATATGTTTGTTGATGCTATGGGTGAGTTTATGATTGATCGTGAGTATATTTCTGTCTCACAAATCAAAGATAGATATGACGTTGAAGTTGAGCCAGAAGCGCCGGAACGAAGCGATCTTGAAGAACAAATTTTAAGGCTTATTGATAGAACAGATTTAAAAGACGTTAAGAATGGCGCTAATTTATATACGCGATGGGAATTACCTTCTACGAATCATTCTAAGGGCCGCATGATTGTTCATACTCAAACGAAATTTATATCTGAGGGACGACTTCCAGAGGAATATAAAGGACGATTGCCTTATATTGAATATAACTGGTTTGATCTTCTTATGTCAGTTAATAGCCAGAGTCTTGTTGAACAGCTTATCCCACTTCAGAAGGATTACAACTTCACGATTTCAAGGTTAGCCGAATATAAAAAGTATCTTTCAGGAAAACTTTTAGTTAAAGATGGCGCGAATCTTCAAACAAAGTGGACTGAAGAAACAGGACAGATTATTAAGTATAAAGGACAGAAAGAACCTCAATATTCAATACCTCCGAACCCTCCGTCATTCTTATTTGAAGATTTAAAACGAATTGACTTGAACATTCAAGATTTGGCTATGGCGCATGATGCTACACAAGGAAAAGTTCCAAGTGGTGTTAAGTCTGGTGTCGCGCTTCGAGAGTTACAAGAACAAGATGAAACGAATCTTTCGCCTACTATTATTGAAATTGAAGAGAAACATTCTTATTTTGCTGACATGGTTCTTGATATTGTTGCTACTCGATATACACAAGAACGTATTCTTTCAACAGTAGGTCGTGAAAATGAAAATGAAGTTAGAACGTTTATGGGATTTGAAACACAAGGGAATCGAAGGATAACAATAAGTCTTGGTTCGGCTTTACCAGGAACAAGACAAGCGAGACAAGAGTTTATTGCAGGACTTCTACAAGCACAGATTATAACGCAACAAGAAGCAAAAAGACTTTTACAGCTTGGGGATGTTGAGGGTGCTTTGGATGACGTTGATGAACGTAATCAAAAGGCTGAGATTGCTGATATGCTTAATGGGATTCCAGTTGATACAAATAAATGGGACATTCATTCAAAACATATTGAGATTGTTCGTAATTTTATGGAAGAGCCTAGATTTAAAGAGTTGCCGGATGAAGTAAGAGCAATATTTATTTCACATTACGAAAAGCATTTAGAAGAACACGCACAAGAAGTAAACCCGAGCGGGAATCCACCTGGTCAGGGAGATCAAGTTAGTGGCCAACCTGTTGAAGCAGGAGCCGCACAAATTTAGGAGGAAATCATGCCTGGTGAGACACTTAATCTCGATAAAGCGTTAGAAGATCAAGAAACAAAAACAGAAGAGACTACAGAAACGCAGACAGAAAAAGTTGAAGAAACGACTGAAACTAAAGAGACTAAAGAAGATACGTCTACCAAAACGGAAGAAAAGGTTGAGGAAAAGACTGAAGAAAAGACCGAAGAAAAAGACGCTTTTGATGGATTGACAGAGATTACAGAATTACAGAAACAATTTGTCACATTGACTGATGGTCGGCGTGTAAAGGTTACTGATTTAGTTGACGGCAATATGCGTCAAGAGGATTACACGCAAAAGACTATGGAGTTGTCTGAGTCGCGTCGTCAGCTTGATCTTGCAAAAGATACGATTAAGGTTGATACGAGTAAAGAAGAAAAAGCAACGATTGATTTAACTGAACAGAATAAAGCTATTGTGGCGGCTTTAGGTGAAATGGATGAAACCGATCCTATGGCTGTTGTTATGAAAGGGATATTTAATCAGAACAATCAAGTTATTGAGTTTATTAATAATCAGACTAAAGCGAATCAACAGGCTTCCACCGAGGCTTTAAATGAAGAAAATGTTAAGAATGTTCAAAAGTTGATTAATGATTCTCTTGAGAAAGAATCTAAGAATTATAATCTTCCTATTATTAAAGGTGCAGATGGTGAAGAAACGAATATGCGAGAATTATGGAATGACGAAGTTCTCGCCAAATTACAAGCTACAAACGAAAATTTAACTTTAGCACAGTACAATCATCGAGTTAGCCAGATTGGGAAAACGGCTTATAAGCGGCTACGTGGAGCAATATCTGTAGCGAACGCAAAACAAGTCACGGAAAAAACGGGAAATGAGGAGAAAGATTCTCAAAAGAAAGAGACAAAATCTGACAAATCATCCGAAGAAACCACCAAATCTGATACAAATAAAGTAACGTTATTATCAGAAAAGATAAGTAATGCTTTTGATACATTAGAAAGTAAAAGAGGTTAATACAAAAATAAGGAGCAGAAATTATGCCAAATATACCAACGCTAATAACGGATATTAGTGCGATATTGCTTGAAGTTGTGACACCTTTTGTTGAAGATCAGCTTAGTAATATTAATATCCTATTCAATCATGTAAAAAGCGAATCAAGAATGATTGACGCTAACAACCAGATTTTCATTCCGACACGATCAGGTCGTCATGCTGGTGTCTATTCGGTTGCTGAAAATACTGAACCAAGAACTGGTGCGGCATTGCGTCAAAGGATGAGTACACCTGTGAAGTTCACCTTTGGTTCTCTTGAAATCACTGATCAAACTCTTGAAGCGGCGTCACGAGCAGATAGAAAAGCTGTCGTTCCAATTTTGACTGATGATATCAATTCTCTGATTTCGACGTTTGAGAAAGATATTAATCGT